GCTAATTCGTTTAAGCAATGCTGATGCCGCGCGCGAAAACTTAGCGCCAATTGCGCGAAAACTGCGAAAAATCCATTTTTAAAATACTTAAACGGCTTTTCAAATAATCACACCTCAATCTCATTATATGGCAGGTCCGGTGCTGGGCCTGTAATGCGATCATTCTCGATATATGCACTCCCAGACTCGACGCTATCGCCCAGGACTGTACTTTGTGAACCATCACTGTGCTGTACCAACGTCGTGCCATCCGTGTTCACCTGGACAATTTGAACGATACTTCTGCGCGTGCCGCCTAGGACTGCGCCTAGGCGGTTTAGTAGATTAGACATTTGCTACTACCCTAATGTGTTGGTTTACAGTAATCGCACCCTGTGCGTTGATAGAGGCACTTATACTGGCACTGTCGCACGTTGCTTTATAAAGTGAGTCGGAATATCGAATACCGATCAGCATACCTGGTCTGAAAGGTGGAAGTTCAGCAGTTAGCTTTGCGCGGAGCTCGGATATTTGCTTGTTGCCGCTTCTGGCCAGTTCACACGTCCCACGCTGACGCGCCGCCTGGTTGTCAGTTATCAGTGAGTCAACCACATCATACGCATATTGATCACCCAATGTCCCTGCACGTTTAATTTTGCACGCCACACCCTGCTGCTCCCCGCGTACAAAAACCGCTGTATGTTCCGGGCTGATAGTTTGTCGGGTATTGTGCTCTAGTATCAGGGAATCGTTTAGTATCACATCACACACAGCGTTATCGGTGTCCCACGGCGTCACTGGCCATTCGGGAATGACCGATACTGTTTTATTGACATCATCGAAATCCAGAATGCCACCAATACTTTGCGCTACCCGCAGGAGTGCACTGGCCGGAGTGAGCCCTCTATAACTGAATGCACCCTTGGGAATCGCGTAATCAACCATCCGATTATCCAGTGCCCAGCCAGTGTTTGTCAGGGTATCAGACATGATACCTGCCAGCGTCTTAGCTGTCGGGTTGGTATAATTCGTTTCGCGGGCATACGGAGTGGATAGCGTTGCAAAGCGCCCGCGTATCGAAGCACTGAAACTGACAGAGCCAAACTTACTGCTTGTGTTTGGTTGCTCACATATCACCACGTATTCATAGCCATTTATGCTAACGATTAGTTCGTGGCCTAGGGCCCGTTCCATGTCGATGCGACTGCAAAAACGGATTGAGCCTGTTGCAGCAAACTGGCCTCTTTCAAAAGCATGGTTAAATGAGGTTATTAAAATGTCGACATTGTCCGATACGCGTTTACAGGTGATTGTGGGTTGCATGATATACGACCTTTGTATCTGAGGTTCAATAGGGATTTTGCGGTCCAGAGTTGGGATGTCGTCATTTGAACGGATTAATCCTCCGGGCAGGCTCCAAAAGCAGGTTTTCTCGGGTATTGAGAAAGCCAACTCCTGCTCTGGCTGAAAGTCGATATTGAACGATAGCTCTACGATGCCAGGCTTTGGATGCATGGACCACACGCAAATCAACTCTGGCTCACGAGGGGCGTAGGCTATTGTTGTAATCGCTTGTTGAATTGGAGTATGAGTTTGCCAGCATAGCCCATCATTCGACCTGACCACCTGACCTTTCCATAAGTGATTACAACACTCGCTAACAGTGACGGCGCTCCCCCAGGGTAGCAATGCTAGATCAGCTATCGGCAATACTGGTGCTGCTCCCACACTTACATGGGTGCCTACCATTGGTTGCTGAATTACTGGCATTGTCAATTCAACCGTCTGGAAATCCAGTTTGTACTGCCAGAATCCTAGATGAGATAGCACCATATCAGTAACTAATATGTCCCAGCTGGTATTAGCTGTGATATGAAGGTGCTCTCTCTGATGCTCACAAAACATAATATAACTAGTACGTGTACTCGAGCGGTTCCACCCATATTGGCAGTATGAGACCAGTTCAGTTGGTTCGTCCGTCGGGTCGGTGGGCTCTTTACCATCAAACTTAATACTTAAAGGACTAGTTTGTATGGAGAAAAATGTGCCGAACCGGACCATCCCCCCCAGGTCTGATTCAGCATTAAACTTAATTGAGACAGGCGATCTACTAACAGAATAGCGATATTGAAATGATATCTGCATTGTTATGAAGTTGAATCATGCGTCAAAAAATCTACGACCTGTGCCTGTACATGGTCAACTATGGCTGCGTTATATACTTTCGTATTGTCTAACATTAGCACTAGCAACTCACTGCTGGTTGTGAATGTAAGAGGCAGCAGGCGCGTCGTAGTGGCCCCAGACGGTTTAGTTGAAAAGATTAACTCGCCAGTTTGTCGGTTAATGACCATTATTTTTGACGCATACGGGTCATGGTTGATTTTCAGCTTACCTATAGGCACCGGAGTTACTGGCGTTAGGTGACGAATAGCTATCTTATGCATTTACCAACTCTCCAGGTTCAACCATGCGACAACGCCGCGGTTCTCGATTGTGCATGGGATTGATAGGTGATTGACACTATCCAGTGGTTTTATGTACGGCATGGACTCATTGCCGTAGCCCGTTTGGGGTGATATCCATAGTCCAGGAACTCTTCCGCGAACATGTGGAGATAGTGTTGAGTTGTTATCGACACTGTGTTTACGCAAATCGCCTGCGAATAAATAAAAAGGACTTAGCAGCGTAATATCTGGTGACTCATAAAATGCATTACCTCTAGTAGATTCACCAAATATCGAGTACATAAACAAGAGGGCATACTCACTGGTAGCTGTCGAGTCAAACGAATAAACATACCCTACAGCTGAGGAAGTTCTGTCAGCTGGAGAGTACTCAATACTGTAAATTAAAGTCTGATTGTGTGTTAGAGATGTGGTGCCTTGATTACCCGTCAATACTACAAATCGGCATGGATCATTTTGAATGACGGGAATGTAATCCCCGCAATAGTAAAACACCGCTGGTTTGCGATTCAGATTGTTTCCAAGTGCCAGGTGGTCACTACTTGCAAACAAAAAAAATCCGTAGTAGGTTGCGATGATGATCCAGTTTTTGCACTGATGGGTTCCGGAGCTTGTGTATGATCCGAATATATTGGGGCGGCCCACTCTCGAATGCATCGATTCATCACTGTAATCCAGAGCGGATACTATTTTGACGATGCCGCTGCTATTGTTATTCTCAGCATCGAGCAACACATAACCGCCACTGGCTCCCTGCGCTGTGTTATTTTGCAGACATAAATGGGGCGGATCATTGACCTCATTTACCACCTTCCACCCCAGGGGTTGTTTGTCGCCATATCCTTCGACCAGACACTGCTTCAATATGGTGAACCACTCTTTTGCTGCACCTGTTGAAATTTGCGGTGCGCCGGAATCATCCCATCTATATACGGTTACGGGTGTCATTAGTAAACTCCTGAAAATGCAATTGTTGAACTATCTTGCTCGATATGTGAATGGCCAGGTGAAACTGAACGAGTGGCCATAATCGGGCGTGAAGCAGACTGAGAGGTAAACAAAAACGCCTCACCAGGATTCAACCCGTTGCCAATGGCTTCTTTGCGCAGGATGAAATAAGGTGCGGCTGTAAATGGGTTGATTGGCGCACAGTCTTCGGCAGTGACGCCAGAGTAAATTTTGCCCACATACTCACCCAGCACGTCATATCCATCACTGGTAAACACAATGGCCCAGCGCTGACTGATGCAACCGATATTGGTGAGCTCAACAGGATATTGGGTTGTGTTAATGCTGTTAGATGCCGGAGTGCCGGAATCCTCGTAATTGTTTTGCCATGCCGCTAGGGTTCTTTCGTCCACGCTTTTGGCTTGCAGGTCCTCCAGCATGTATACACTGGATATGGTCGAGCCCGCTGGATATGTGCGTTTAATCGGGATGAGTGTTTGCAGTGTGGTTGCGTCTATATCCGTTACCATGGCCAGCTCAGACTGTATAGTGGTAATGATGTAAGGCGGCGTAAACGTTGCGATGCCTGGGTTTATGGTTACTGCTCCAGTCTGGCGGTCATAGGCATAGTTACTGTCATCTGCCGAATAAAGACTCGCACCGCTACCGTCCAGGATGTCTACCCAGTCGGCATCAGCAACAACGTTGATAACCTGTCCATTAGTCAGGTTAGGGTGTGGCGTCCGGACTCGACTCTGAATGCTGACCAGGTTGTTAGCGTGGAAAATTGGTACGATGCCATTGCCTGGTAATTTTGAGCGGTCAATCCCACCTGGCGGTGTTGGCACGGGTTCATAAACAAGGTCTGAGTAGTCGTAGCTCACGCTCTCCGGCAAGACGTCTACTTCAAATGATAAAGTCACCATTGAGGTGGCACTAAATGACCCAGTTATGCCTTGGCCAGTTATGACGCCCTGCGCGTCACATGATGCACTCAGGTCCGTGCCTTGTGCACTTTTACACCGGATATATAGGGTTTCAGGCATCGCGTCCTGGCTCACTGAAAACTGAAACTCACGAACAGTGATAGGTTTGGTGCGGATAATAGCCCCCAGCTCTTTGCCTGGTGTATCAAAGTCTATCGGCTCTAGCGCGTTGAGGACGCCCGTGTTGTAGTCAATGGTTGCAACCAGACGCCCTTGGGTAATCAGCTCGCCATTGCCATTGTCGGTGATTGTGATATAGCTGTTAGGTATTTTGATTTTCACCGTTTTAGGCTCGACACGTTCACCAGGCCCGAGTGTGAGTGCAGAACCATCTAGAACAAAATCGTGAAATCGGTAGAACTCATTTGGCAGGTAGAACAAGTTGAAAAACTCACCCTCTCTTACCGGGCTGGATAGGGTGGTTTTGTTGGAAATAGTGGTGCCGACCAAATCAAAATCAGTCTGAGGCATGATTGCGGTTACGTATCTGCGCTGAGTGTAGTCGTAAAGCTGGTAAGAGCCATAAAAAAACGGGCGGTCAGTTATCAGGTCCGGAATATTAATACTGATGTTGTAAAGCTTACCGTAGCTTTGCTGGCGGGCAATTCGATACCCGGAGGTTTCAACGGGAGGTTTTACACCTGTATGGTCGATACGGCGAGATGTGGTCGGGGCCAGGTTTGCATGCACTCGATCTATCTTTATTTCCTGACTCTCAGCAACAATCTCACTAGTTGCAGTTGCCAGGCCATGGAACTTGGCACTTGCCAGCATGTCCATCATTTCAGGCAGCAGACTTGTGTCTTGTAGCTGATTTGATTGGACAAGTAAGGTTGTCACGAGAGGATCTGCGGGTTGGTCGCTCAGAAATATCCTGGCGTCTTGTAACCGGCTGTCATCAGCGGTTGCCACTGCCGGGTACAGCTTGACCAATTCAAATGAGCTGCGAGCGTAGTCCACATCACTGATTGCTGTGAACACTTCATTTAGCTTACCGTTGGTTAGCGGCGTACTCGTTCGGTGGCCACCGGCATTGGGTTCATTACCCAAACGCTCAGGCAGGAAAATTTTTAGGTCGGTTCTTAACATGGTCACACCGTTTTAAGTTTAAGGGTTACATCTTGAAAATGCTCTGGCTCGGCATCAGAGTACATAGCAATTGGGGTGCCGGTGACTGGTTGCTGGCTGTGGTCCCACATTACCTGGTAAACCGTGCCGCGTATGGTGATAGTAAAATCAGTCAGCGTACTTGTGGCATGAGCAAATAGCGCCTTATATATAGTGGCGCTTTCTAGTTGGCTTTGGAGCGTAATGGGGCGGCCAACGTGGATAGCTGTTTTTTCAATATGGGGAGCGCCATTTAGCGCGCGTTCTGATTGCTCAGCAATAGCCTGGTAATTGAACTCATCAACCCAGACGAACTGCTCGTGTTGTGTACCATTTATTTCAATCATTGTACTAGGCTCAATTTCTCTAACTCGCTCAGGACTTGTTCGGTGACGTTCGCCTGGATTTCGGCACTATTCCCACCTGGTAACGTCAGATGTAATTTAATGGTTTTACCGCTGTGCTGGCTGGTGAGCAGCTGCACGAGTTTATTAACGGCCGCAGTTAGGTCGCCATTGTTAGATGGTTGAGTGGCGCTATTCGCTGTTTTTGTGATTGAAGTTCGATTTTTCTGTATGCCACTCGGTTCTGACGGCGAGCCCGGTATTCGAGTGCTTTCTTTTGATGAGGAATCAGCCAGCGCCAGCTTTTGTTGCCTGATTAACTCGCCCAGTGCTTGGCGCTGATGGCTGCGTAGTGCATTTTCCTGTTGGAAAACCTGCCGGTATAGCTCGTTTAATTCATCACGAGAGTCCGCATTTTCAATCTCAGATGTAAGTTGCTCGTAAAGAGAGGTTGTGCTTTGCTGAAGTGCGCTTTTTCGCTCATCTATGAGGGCACCCAGAGCTGCACGCTGTTCTTTGTCCTGGCGATTGAGCTGATTGAATATTTGATTGTATAGGGCATTCAGCTGACTGCGTGACGTGGCATTTTTAATTTCGCTCTCAAAGCGGCTATATTGTTGCTCCTGGAGTCGCACCCCGTCCCGGCGGGTTTTCTCCGCCCACACTTCTTGGCTCGTAAAATTGTACGCGCCAGGGTTATTTTCATTGTAATCAACGATGGTTTCGACGGTGGGCCGATCGTCTCGATAGCCGCCTGAGTTGGATGACCCAGCGGACGACCTGGCGCTGACTTTCCAGTAACTCTCCAGCTCGCCAGAGGCCATGCTGGCACTTTTGCCGACGTCTGTTAGCGCGCTTTGTTGTGCGCGTAGGCTATCAACGTGCTGCTGATTTGCCTGGGTTGCGGCTACGGTTGATTTCGTTCCTTTTTCAGTTGCATCAGTCGCCGCATCTTGAGCACCTTTTAATTCTCCCAGCAGACCATTTACAACTTTGAGTACGCCGCTAACCCGGTCTTGTTTATCCTGGTAATCCTGGGCATTTATCGCACCGGTCTTGTATTGCTGATTGAGTTGGGTCAGCTCCTGTTCCAGTTTACGCTGTTCAACCATCAGTTCCCTGGCTTTCATGGTTTCCAGCTCTCGCACTTTGGCCAGGTCCGTTTCTTGCTGGATGGCAATGCCAGCCTGCTTATTTAGTGCGGTTTGTGCCGCAGCTTTTTGTTTGGCTGTGGCAGTCGAGCTTTCCAGAATTTTTTTGTTATTCTCCATGGCCGCGCGGGTCTTATTGAGCGCATTGGTATAGCGCTCTACGGCTTCGCTGTTTCCGTCGGTAGCCGGTTTGAGCTGGTTGGCTTTTTCAATCAGTTTTTCCAGCTCTTTGGTCAGGCCCAAGGCCGCAGCCGCAGCTTTAACGCTGGCTGGCACAACCTCACCAGTAGCATCGGCAGCCTTGACTGCCGAATCAGCCCATTTTAAAAATGCAGCCTGTTGCAGCGCTATCGGCTCATTGCTTTGCTGGATCAGTTCAAACGCGCCCTGTAATTCGGTGGCCGACTTTTTGAGTGCTTCGCTGCTCTCCAGACCTAACTTTTTATAGGCTGCGCTCAGGTCGTTTGATAAATATGCCTGACGTTCGAGGCTCTTATTATGCGCTTCAAATCTGCCCTTTAGTTCGTCGATGAGCAAAATTTGTTGTGAGTATTCTTCTCCCGCGCCCTGTAGTGCAGTACGGGCAGATTCGAGCGACTGGATAAATCCGTCCACGCCATCGCGCACGCCGTTCAGGCTCTGGCTTTGAGACTCCAGTGTCTCAATCACCTTAAGGGCTTCAGGCACGGTAAGTTTTAAAAACTCTGTACGCTGGCGTTCTGCTTCAGCTGCCTGCTTTGCTGCTTCGGCCAGTTCTTGTTGTTTTTTGGCTACACCTTCATAAATGCCCAGCTGCTCATTCCAGGCAATGGCTCCGCTGTCCAGGGCGGCTTCAAGCCCTTCCATGTTTGTGATCAAAACACCGGTTTTTTCACTGATGGACTGGAACTCGGCAGCTAGTTCTGCGGCTGTTAACTGGGCGGCGCGTCGGCTTTTTTCTACCTGGGCCTCAATGGTCAGGAGGTTGTTGTACTCAACACCCACATTAACCAGCTCATTTATGAGTGCTGTATATAGACCGCCACGAACAATAAAGCCGAGTGCATTTCTCCATTTAGTGGTTGCCACCGTTGCGGCCTGGGTGGCAACGGTCGCAGACGTAATGGCTGTTTTATATGTGGTAAATGCTTGGGTAGCGGCTATGGCTCCGGTTACTACACTGCTGAAATACGAGCCAACTTTCAGAGCCAGCCAGGCTTTGGCCACAAAACCGATTTCCTCCCGAAACTCATACAGTGTTGTGATAGTGTTTTTGATGACCGTGCCTGCGTTGACGATGGCGTCACTGGCTGACTGCGCCCATTCCTGCAACCGGCCGTCTGCGGCCATCTCGGCAAACTGGGTGTTTAATTCTGTGAGCTGCGCTTTGAGCCAGTCCATAGCGCCGGACTGAGCAATCAGATTATAGAATTGCTCAATGTTGTCTTTTGCATTGGAAACCTGGCCGCTGAACAAGGCCATTTGTGCGGCGGCGCTACCGGCGCTGGTGCGGCCCATTTCGTCGATAAGCTGCTTAATAACGTCACGGCCGAGCTTTCCGGCGCTGGCTAATTTTTGTAGCTCTTCAACGTTTTGACCGGTGACGTTTTGCAGCATATCCCAGACCGGCACACCGCGTTCAACCAACTGTAAAATTTCTTCGCCTTGCAGTTTTTGTTTGGCCCAGGCCTGGCCCAGGGCAAGACTAATGCCTTCTACTTCCTGGTAACTGCCACCGAGTTTCAGCGCACTGTCTGTGATGGCCTGTAGCGTGCCATCCATAGGGTCCAATCCAAAAGCTTTAAGCTTTACGAATGCCTGTGATACTTCACCCAGTTGCAATGGGGTGTTTTTAGTAAACTGCGCAATCCATTTGGTTGCCTGGTCGCCCTGGGAAATACTGCCCATCAGGCCATTCATCTGCACCTGAAGCTTTTCGAATTTGTCGCCGGTTTCGAAGACACTGCGAACGGCCTGGCCAACCTGGTCTAGGCCGAAATATGCGGTAGCCAGTGCTGCGACTTTGCCAGCCACATTGCTCAGGCTGGCGGCGTGTGCCTGTTGGGCTGCATTACCCTGGCGTAAGTCCTGAGTGAATTGGTCTACCGACTTACCGGCCTTATTAAACTGGGCACCCAGCTCGCGCTTGGCGACCTTGAGGTTATTAACATCTATGCCGGAGCGCCGCAGCTCCTGCTGTAGCGCCGCATGTTTTGTTGTTTGCCTGGTCAGCTCGTCACGCATCTCAGCCAGCGACTTTTCTGCCTGCTCAATAGTGCGCGTTAGCTCGTCGGTAGGTTTGGCTGAGGCTTTGGATTCGCGCCGAAACTCTTCCAGTGCCTGGGTGGCTGCTGCGGTTGCAATTGCCTGTTGGTCCAGCTCGGTTCTGGATTGCTCAAAACTGCGGATCGCGTCCTGTTGATCACCGAGTTTATCCAGTTCGTTGGCCAAATCACCGGCTGTAGCACTGGTTTTTGTGGCTGAGGTGGCGGCGCTATCAAACTGGCTGGCCAACTGCTCAGTGGCCGGGGCAGCACTTCCAGCCGTTTGCTCGATATGTCGCAACTCAGTTACAAGCTGCTCAATATTCTGCTTGCCGGTTGCTTCAGCAACAACTCTGAGCGCTAACTGTAGTGTTTTATCTGCCATGCCATTTACTCAGTCTTAAAAGGTTTTTTAAATAGTGAAAAGGGGCCGAAGCCCCAATGGGAACTATGCGTCTAACTCGGTGTAAGTGAACGGGGACGTTTTCCCCTGAGGTAACTTGGCGGTGCCGGAGAGTCCGCCGCTGACAAATTCACTGGCCGCAAAGTCGATCTCTTTATCTGGCATCATTGAAGCATCAAAAATCTCCAGCTCGATGGCTTTGCCATTTGCCAGGTTCGTGCCTTCACCAAAAATACGGGCCCGGACCTGCGATTCCATGCCGCCTTCAATGGTTTTGCCGCTTCGGGCGTTGTGCTGGTAGGTCACTGTAATGCTGCCACCGGCTGCCACCGCGCCACCTTCAACTGAACGGATCATGCCGAGTGCATAATTGATTTCAAAGTCAGTCCCGAGCGTCAGCGGTGTGGAACCTTGCTTTACAACTAATCCATCGGTGGCCAGGTTCTTATGGCCCAGTTCTAACCAGCCCTGGTTCGCAGGTAAGGTTTTGGCTTCATCCGTTACGGTGCCGCTACCTTCGTTTAGTGCCTTCACCTTGCCCATCAGTGCCAGTGCCAGCAGCTCGGCGGGCTGGTCGTCAAACTCACATGCCACTTCCGCAGGCTTAGCGATTTTTACGTCATCCAGCGCCTGCCCGTAGCTCTCTTTTTTCTTTGACGGGCGGGTAACTGTGTCGGCATCCGTTTTTACAGTGAGTTTGGTCATGTTGATAGGGCCAAAAATACCCAGGCTCTGGCCTTGTGCATTTAATCGGTCAATAAAGAAATTGCCCGCTACTAATAAGCCACTCATTACAGTGCTCCTTTAAATCTCATTTGACATGTAAAAGCTAAGGGATAGAACCCAAAGCCACTTGTGTATCTCGGTTTGATTGGGGTGTTTACGCGTTGCCAGGGGCCAGCCGGGCCGGTCATTTTGCCTGCCACCGCGCGAATTGTTGCCGCCAGATTTTGGCCAGCACTTTTGCTGCCTTTGCGTTCTGCCAGGATGACTAGCCAGGTTTGCTTTAGCTGAACATTTGCACCAGCATGGGCCGTTTCCGCCAGCTGGTCGCCGTAATAGACATAGAACAGGCACGGTGTGTGTGCGGGTTTGTCTATCTCTGCCAGGTCATTCACATGCTGCACATGTCGAATGCCTTCCACCGCGCTTAGCGCAGTGTCCAGCAATGGGCCCGCAGCCAGGTAGTCATCACTGATCTCAAACATCAGATATAGCCCTTTGATTTCTCGCGAGCGAATACGCTACCCGCCGATTCAATATGTGCGGTGTCGTTGGTTTCGGCTTTGTTGCCAGTCTGGTCGATACCTAAAGACACCTTGCCCTGGTTAACGGACTGCAAGAACTTGATGGCGTCCTGGTAACGCTGCTGAATGTGCTCCGGTGCGCCATCACCACTTAAAAAATACCGTGCAATGTCACAGCAAATGCGTGTGAGCGCTTGCGGTACAGTGCTCAGCGGCAACTGATATCGGCCAGCAAGATAGGCGTTCATCTCGGCGCTGGCGTCAGCAAGTGATTGCATTAGGACTGTGAGATCAACTTCACCAGGTGCGCTGTTCTCACGTTCTGTGAGCAAAATCAAATCCTGGTCGTTAAACCGAGTTTTCATATCGTCGGCGGTTGCGTAGGTCATAGGGTTACTCCGCGCTTACAACATGGTTTTGATACCAGGACCAGGCATCATCACGTTGCTGAGCAGTCGGCTTTTGCTCACCGTCAACGCCATCTACTTCAAACGCCAATTCATCCACGGTCGGCTTTTTGGACGGCTTCAGCTCGTGGATAGCTGCAATGATGTGCGCCAGTTCGTCCGGGGCGTTGCTCAGGTCCAGTTTTATAGTGCTGCCCACACCTCCTGGCTCCAGGTGTGGTGTCGCATTTGCATTTTCATCCGCCGACATAATTTGCACCGTGAGGCGTGAGTCTGCTTTAAGAGTTTCAAGCTGTGGCTCAGTGACCTGGTGTTTGTTCTCTCCACGCGTGAGGGTAATGCCAGCACGGCGATAGCCATCCGGTTGCTGAGAGACGATACACACATGCTGAATAGGTTGATTAGCCATTTCATTTTCCATCCTGTTGAGTAATGGCCCGTGCCGGGCCATGGGGTTTATAGGTAGTCAGCCACAAGCAGAGTCAGGCGGCCTTTGAGTTCGTTGGAGCTGTTGGAGTCCAGCTCTCGTTCGAGCAGTTTGGTGGCTACATCCTCCAGCTCGGGCGGCACAACCAAAGTGGTTGGGCGAATACCCAGCTTGCGGCCACCATCTGCTTTGAACGTGCGCATTTGCTTGATGGCATCCCACAGGTTGTCTGCGGTCAACGCACGCTTGTTACCAAATGCCAGCTGCCAGAAGCTAAAACCAGCGGCATCCCGGCAGTCCACGCCATAGCGGAACTCCTTGCTGGTAAATACCGCTTCATCATCTGATTTAGTCATGCTGACAAATTGCGGTTTCTTACGTTCCTGGAAAATGATGGGTTTGAGCACTTTGGACGTGTCCAGGACATACCAGGCAGGCCCGGAATAAGCGTCATCAGTGGCCATGTTGGCAACACTCTCAGCTGTGCCTGTTCCATCTGCATTTGGGTAAACAGGGTGGTCGGTATCAAAGTAATTTTGCCCGTCATAGCAGAGAGTACTGAAGCCAGCTTCCAATAGCGGAAAGCACATCTCGTCAGGGTGAATCGCCGCAGAGCGACCCATTTCCTGCATCAGCGGTGCATAAACGCCCAGCTCATCATCCTCGATGTCGTTGCGCCCAACGCTGACAGTGGCTTCAAAGTCATCATTTACAATGCTGTAGCCATGAGCTTTCATAGACTGAACATCGCGAGAGCCAACCCACTGTTTAAGCCTGGGGAACTTGCCAAGCCAGCCGTATGTATTGCTCTTAGTGGTTGACTTAATCACAGTGGCAATTGCTGAAAATTGTGGCTTGGCTTCGCTCAGGCCATCCTGGAAGTTCTTTTTAAAGCCGGTTTGCAGGCTGGTGAGTATTGCAGGGGTAACAATGGCCATTATTGGTCATCCTCTTTCAGTTTTGCGTAATCTTTGTAGCTGATACCGAGCTGGTCAGCTGCGTATTTGTCCTCAGTGCTCAAAGCCGCAATCCCAGTTTTTTTATCGTCAGGCAATTTAACCTGGGTGGTTTGCTGAGTGGTCAATGCGGCAATGGGTGATCGCGCGTCCAGGTTTGCCTTTAGGGCGGCAAAGCCTTTTTGATTAGCGAGCGCTTTTAAATGGTCTTCTTCAGCAGCGATGATGCGGCCATCTTTGCGTGCTTTTTCGATAGCCTGATCTACACTCAGGCCATTGTTTTGGCTTCTCAGGGCTGCCAGTTCCTGTTGGTAGCCTTGTGCGACCTCAATTGGCACATACTTTTCAAGGTCAACTTCACCACCAGGCTTTGCTTTCAGAGCGGCAACTTGCTCATTGGTCTTTGTCAGCTGAGTGTTCACTGCATCAACTTGCTCAGCTTTGGTCTTAAGTGCTGCGACAGCTGTTGTCGCCTGGGTGTAGTGTGCATCGGTGATGGTGTCGCCATCAGCAACGGTGATACCCAGCGCGGCAAGCAACTTTTGTGCTTCGTTCATGGGGGTTACTCCTGTGTCGGATTGGGCTTTAAGGGCGATCACTTTTTCCATGCCATCGACAGCTGGGTCGTTGGTTAAGGCAAAGTGACGTAATTTAACGGGGCGGCCGGTTTGTTTGTTGTAGTGAAAAACAGGGCTGATATAGCGATACTCATCGCTTCTAATCATGTCGGCGGCTTTTTGTGTCCACTGTACGTTGAGAGCAAAGAGGCCCTCACCAGGCACATACTCAAGAGCAGTTGCTGTAAACCAGCCGCTGGCTGGGGCTGGCTGGCCGTTCTCTTCTGTCTTCAGCGTTTGGTGTTCGTAGTCGAAGTGGTAGTCATTTTTACGTTGACTGGCAAATGCCATTAACGTTTGAAACGCTATGTCATCTAATAGCCAGTAGCCTGTCGGTACGTCTTCAGGTCTGCCATCGCGGGCCTTGAACTGCCCGTCAGGCATAAGCTGAACACGCGGGCTTCTGCCTTGGTCATCAATGGTGATGTTTTCCAGACTGCAAACCGCAATGCCAAGGTTGCCTTCAGTAATTGCCGAAAGCACAGCTAGTGAGTTCACATCCGTGTGCAACAATCCTGAGTTATGTGCGTGTATTTTTTGGGGGTGCATATACTGGCATCAGTGATAAATCTTGATGCCAGTATGTCGGTTGGGTCTGAGGGAGTATTTTAAACTAGATTAAGAAAAGAGTTACGTAACTTGGCTGTCAGTGTTTGTATTCAATATCTCAGATACATATGAATCAACTACAATGTCTATCACTTTTTTTTGTTTTGCACTAAGAGCCTCAAGTGTCCTTTCATCGATATATGGCTTGAAGTATGGCAGCTCCTGATAGCACATACTATCCAATCTGGTTCTGTAGTACTCAATAGTATGTATTGAAACAATACCTAGTTCGTGAATTTCAGTTAAACAGTCGCTCATAGCTATAAATATGTTTGGCAATTGAAGGTACGATCTCTTTAAACCTATATACACGTGATCGGTAAATATACGGTTATAGAAATCCATTTTATCTTGAGGTTTGCAGCTCTGTAGCGATTTTAACTCATCTTGACGTCCACTAGGCTTTATAGGTCGCGAATAGAGTTTTTCTAAATGATTGAAGTATCCATCTAAAGTGCTGATAAGCTCTGATGATTGTTCAATTCTTGCCAGCTTATTGGCTTCGGTTCTTTTTTTTACTCGTGATGTTTTTAATTCCTTCTGAGCATTCTTTTCCCTCTCTTTAGAGAGTCTAAGCTGCTCCTGCGCTACTTGCAGGTTAGCCCGGCTTTCATCAAGTTGTAGTTTTGCAATTTTCACTTGGTCTTTATGCGCGTCTGTTGCTGCTGCTATTTCTCTGGTGGTCGCACGAAGCTCTTTTATTTGAACGCGCAAAGATATTACCAGTAGCAAGACGGTGCTGAAGGCTAGTATTGGGTTCAGGATCCCGCCAAAGAAATCACCCATCACACCAAAATCACCTCTTAACTTGCTAATAGATGCTTCGTCAATTGGAGGGGCGTATGGGAAGAAGTTAGTAAAGCGGAACGCGTAGTATAGGCATAGTCCAGCAAAAACTAGCGCGCAAAAGACGGCTATACCAACCATGAAGTACTTTTCAAGTTTTGATTCTGATGTGTCTGTTGTCATAGTGAAACCCAGTGAGATGACGGATTAGCTCAAGCGTAACGCAATATAAGCGCTCGCTTTCTCATACAGTGATAAGTAGTGCTGTTTCTTTTTAGAGGTATTGTACCACCCATATAACAGAAACTGGCACCCAACAATGTCTCGGAACTGGCCTTTGACTGCTGGGCTGATAGCATACCGTTTCATAAGTACCTGGAATATTTTTTTATCGATTGGTATGGATAGCTCGTCCTTGCTGTGGCCTATATTAAGCCAAACCGTCTTACCTTCATCTATCGCATCTACAATCGTACCGTAGTAAAAGGCGGGAGGCCTGTTATGGTTAAGAGTGTTAACCACTCGGCTGGCATGGAAAAAAACTTCAGACATAGTTTGCAACTTGCCAAATACTTTTATCTTGTTTGCTTCTTTCAGAAAGTCTGGGTTATCAAATACCGCGCGCAACATTGTGCTTAAGCGCCGTGACCATTCGCTCTTACCAACAGAGCCGGACTCACCAAACTTTCTGTAATTGCCCCTTAATCTTGGGGGGATATCATCTGTATCTATTGGTTTATTTGGTTTAACTTCTCTATCTGTAGTGCCAAAGTTGAAATCAATTACGAATATATTTTCATCATTACGTAACTCGTCAACTGGGCGTGGCTTATCTCCATCAATTCGTTCCACTTCATTACTTTTCTCAGGGCACGCTTTGCCGTTTACCAGTTTGTGTATCGACCTGAAATGAGGAGAGCTACCATTTTTGCCTCTGGATACAAAGCCAGCTTGTACGAAACATCCAGGGCAAAACAAGTAGCCTTTCATTGCTGCTAACTTTGATGGCTGAAGGTTTTCCAACTTTGTGGCAGAGAAGGTATTGCCAATATCATTCTTAGGTGTGCATGAGGGAGAGTAAATTACATTATTCATTTTGGGTCCTTGAACTATGTCTTAGTTCTTAGATTACAAATGGTGCGAGTGATATTGCAATTAAAAAGCAACTTAAAGTTGATCTATGTGGGTTAGAAACGTTTCGAAACGGGTTTAAAGCGCGTATCTGCTATTGCAACACCCAACCGTAGCCACTGAGTAGGTCTAAGCGCGCCACAGGGCGCTGACGGCGTTTTTAGTTTTCGAGCAAAAATGACTCCAGCACCGCCAATATGTCGCTTTCATCCTCAGTGCTTACGCCCAGGTATTCACGCTGGGGGATGGCTGCCGGTCCTGGTGCCATATCGGGCTGGCCTCCATAATTATGGATCGCGGCATAAGGTTTGTTACTGCCAATCTCTGCCCAGAGTTTGCCACTGTCTGCGGCAATGCTGGCAGCCAGGCCGCCCGCGCTGACCTGGAGCATTTGGCCACCAACGCGCTTGGGGTTGTTCTTCAGATAGTTTTCGCTGAGGGTGGGCCAAGGCTCACCGGTTACCGGGCTGCGCTCTTCAGCAAACGCGTCTTCGCTGGCACCCTCCATGATTGCGGCTATTTCGTTCATGGGGTCGCTCAGGTCGTTAAACTTGTCGGCTATCTCGGCCAACACCTGAGCGGCGTTGCCCTGGGTTAATACGGATATTGTTGACATGCTCACCTCATGGGCTAGTTTTAGATGGATGCCTTGGCATCATCCCTTGATATGGCCAGCCTTAGTGCTGGCTTTTTTAATGTGGCTGATTAATAATCAGTAGTGGCGGTAGTGTACCCCGATAGGTAAGGGGCTGTGTTGCAGTGATGTGAGTTCGATTCTCACCCTACCGCCACACTTCATACAAGCCACCGGCAACACTTTGATTAATAGCTGCACTGTCTACCTTCAGCGCGTTGATTACAGTATCCAGGTCAATCCCTTTACCCTTATAGCGCACAACCACCTTGATGGACTGTTCCCCCTGGCCAATGACAAATAGCACCTCATTGCGGGCTGGTTCCCAATAAACACGCGTGTCGGGGTGGTTTATCCAGGCGCTCAGCTGGGTGTATTCACTCAGGCTTAAAGCACTATTGTTGTCCTGGTGCTTTTCACTATGCGCATGTGCCAGGGCTTTCTCGGACAGAACCAGCGTGCGCGCCGGATCAATGCCTTTATCCAGTAGTCGCTGGTTTATGTCATCACTTAAAAAGGTCACAACGGTTTTATGGTCTGCTCGCGGGCCGTTTGCCTTCAGGCCCGCTTTGTCCTGGGCCCGCCTTGCAGCCTGAAAGCGCTCGATGCGCTCAATGCTATTCCCCACCCAGCCTTCAAATGCCTTGTGCCTGGCCTCACTATTATTCAATGCCTGGATGGTTTCAGCCCTGAGTCCTGCATCTTCCACCTTACCCAGTTTCTGAGCCACCGCCATATCTGTGCCAAAGGCGCTTTGACCTGGTGAATAGGCCCAGCCTATGTCTGGTGTCATCACATCACCATCAGGCAGATTTACGCGGGCGTGCGGTACGTTCTTAACCTCACCAGATTCGCGGCTGGTAATCTCCGCATCGAATGGTTGCACGTAGTTAGTGCCATCCTCGACCGTCAGACCGCGCGCTTTTACCTGTGCCTCTGTCAGCGCCCGGACGCGACAACGACAGCCCCAGCCATTGGGTGGGAATATGGTTTGCCAGATAGGATCATCGAACCGAAACACCCGGCCATTGAGGCGTTTATGCTCTGGTCGTGTTTGCCCATCATCAATGGCTACATACTGCCAGTATGGGTGGGTTTTGGCGCGGGCCAGCAGGCGACGATAGCGCCCGGCCATGTAGGCGGTTTGTACATTGGTACGGTAAATGGTGTTCAGCCTGTAAGGGCTGCCGAGCTGTATTTCATCGCCTTGCTCGTTTTTGGCCTTTCCCCACCAACCCAATTTTTGCAGCTCCGGGGTGAGTTGGTCCCGGAATTGTTTAGGTGTCAGGCCATCGGCTATGGCGGTATCCACCTTTTTCCTGATCGCCTTTAATACATCCATTGAACTGGCACGCGCCACAGTAAATGCTTTGGCGTGTGCATCCAGTAGCATATCGTGCCATTCGTCACTGACGGCGTAGCCCTTAGAACGAAAATAGGCCACCGCATCCGCCGGTGATTTGTCGAATGCGACAGATAACGACGCGCCTTTACTCATTGATCATGCCCCACAGTTCGCTGACAAAAAACAGCTTGGTTAACATCTCGGTCAGGCTGTCCTGGTCTAGCGTGGGGTATAACTCAGCCAGCTCAATGGCGGCCAGTTCCTCGCTTTGCTCTAACTTGTCCAGGAGCGGCTGGAGTGTGGCTTTGTACTCATCGCGCATATTGCCACTGGTGATGGCATCAAGTGCACTGTCCAGTTCCTGCTGCGCGGACTGGCTCTTAACCTCTGTGGTTAGCGCTGCAACTGATGTGGTTAATGCAGCCTGGTTTGCACTCGGTTGATCTTGTGGGGTCAGTTCCAGCACATCATCACCATCTTTAGGCACTGGTATGTTCAACCGTTCATGTACCCAGGCCTTTGGAATTTGCATACCCAGAGAAACCAGACCTTTAAGAGGCTCGGCCATATCCTGCATGGCATCCGTAGTGGACGTATCAAACTCAAACCGTGGTAAACGCCGGTTGCCGCTGTAGCTTTTGCCATTTAGCGCGTACATGGGGTAGAGAATACTCCGGTTAACGGTTTGCTCTATCTGGTGCAAATCGCTGGCGGTAATGTCCTGCTTAACCTCATTGTGTACATTGCCCAATGCGTTCGTGCTGCTTTTGCCATCTGCCTGAGTGGTCAATGTACCGCCCAGGATAGTTTTAGACTGGGTTAGCTCACACCACCGGATCATGGCCTCAAACGGATCGGATTGACCCTGCGCAGCATTTTGAAAATCAATGTCCATCCCTTTGGGTATGATCCCGCCAGCGTTGTGGCCAATCGCCATAACTGCACGCAGCAATGTAGCCTTTTCGTCGTCGCTGGCACCACTGGGATATTTGCCCAGTCTTAGCGGTAATCCGTAAATCTCCAGGAACTCCGCCAGGTCTCGCACAGAGTAGTTCTTAAACACGAATGGCCAGGCTAATGCGGATAGCAACCCGGTACGATGCACATAGCCTGATATGCTTTTATGAATGTGCATGGCCCAGCCGAATGGATTCAGCGATACGCCATCGCGTGAGTTGTCATTCAATACCAGGTGATTGTGATTGTCCGGGTGAGTTTTAAACAAATTCTGATCGCGGAACTCATAGCCGGTAATAATTTGCTGCTTTTCTACGTAATCCCATTGCAATTCATTGGGGCTAAAGCCCTTTAAAATCGCATCACTAAAGTCAAACAGCAGATCATAAAACCAGGTAGCATCATCAATGATCTCTGCCAGCATATCAGCATCGCGTTTTTCAGCTGCGCTGGCGTTCCTGGGTGGCTTAACGTTAAAGTCGAGCCCAATGATAGCGCGTCGTCGCTTGCCCAGTTCACACGTAATGTGGCCGTCTTTGTCTTCCATGTCTTTGGCCAAGTCAGCCATTGCGGCCAGGTTCCCTTCTTGTGCTTCTTTTAGCAGAGACGCCAGTTTGGCTGGCGTCAGGCCCTGAGTGGGGTGCTCTGCAAATTCTTTGAGCTTTGCAGCAACCTGGCTATTTTGTTCGGTCTGAAACTCTCCGCTGTTCTTAAAGGTCAACGGATCGCCGTTAATATCAACTATGGCCATACATACTCCTACCAGCAGCCAGCGCCCTGATAAGCGCCTAAATCTTCATAAATTGAATCGTTGTTTGAACTGTGTTTGTCGGGCAGTGGGGTGTACTCGATAGCACTGCCATCCATTTCAGCGGCACGAACCAACATGGCAATGCTCACGGCGCTGTCACCATGGCGTTTTTCACCAGATGTGTCAGTGGTCTTGCCCTTGTCAATCTGAGGCACCCCATCTTTGAGCTTTATCTGTCCCAGGTCGTCTAACACATCCTGATCTTTGGGCAAAAAGATATTTGCCATCTCAAAGTAGTCTTTAAGTTTGGGCATCCATTCGCGATACCACGCTTGTGATAAGTGCACGCAATCAACCATTTCAGTGCCGTACTTGAGCATCGCCGCCTCGGCCAAGTAACCGCCATTACCTGTTGCATCAAATGCAAGGCCTCGTAGCCTTGGGAGCCGCTCCGTGATGTAAAACATAATTTGACGTTGTTGGTCGTATGTCACATTGCGCAGCTCTACAATCAGCGGCACATCTAACCGGGTGTCCTGGGCAATTTCGCCCACGCTAAACACCGACAAATCGCCTTTACGTGCAAAGTCCTCGCCAAAGGCATGGCTTAGGTCCGGGTTTAACTTCTCCAGCAGTGGTAGTAAATGGGTTTCGCACCATTTATCTACCTCTGACACCCGCTGTTCTTCCGTCCAGGTCTCGAAGTCATCTGGTGCTTTAAATCGCACAACGGAGAAGTCTTTTGTTAGCGCACGTTCGCGCATTCGTCGGCTTAGGTATTGCCCCGCGCCCTGACTGGGAATGCAATATAGCTCTTCGTTAGCGGCTTCCTTAGTGGCATAAAAGTTCACTTGTTCTTTCAGCCATTCGTCTTCTCGTTCCTGGCTCCAGTCTCGGCCAGACATCAGGCATATACGCTGGTACAAACCATGTTTAAGGGCTTTATCAATCGGAATATGGTGTACAGAGTAATTTTTTTCGCCGCGCCGGGCTTGAGTGATCAAGGTATTGAACTGGTTATCTACGCCGTTGTGCGTAGATATGATGCGTATCTTGCCACCCCACATTGTCAGCGCCATCGCTGCCTTCAGCACTTCATCCAAACGGTCATGGAATGCTGCTTCATCAATAACCACGTTACCTTGTCGCCCGCGCAGGGTACGAGGGTTCGAGCTAAGCGCTACTATTTTTTTGCCAGAATGTGGGAACTTAATTTCGAAGGTGTTGATAGACTTTTTGGTTCCATCCTCGTCTTCGTCTTCAAATATTCCTTCTTCAATTTGACCCATCACCATGTTGAGCTTTTGAGCCCAAAATGCACAGGCATCAATGAACTCCTTGGCCATTTCCTTATCAGAGCCCAGGTAATAGGTGTTTTGAGCGTTGGTCTCTGCTACGGCACTCATGACGTCATCGAGCGCTTCAGCAAACGTTAAACCTGTTCGACGCGATTTTTCCGCAATTTTGATGATGGCATCATCGTCGATCCAGTCGCGCTGGTACTGAAACAAAATGTCGGTCTTCAGCGCAACAGCTAAAGACCCTGTTATTTTATTGAGGGGTAAATCACCAGTGTTTAATACATCAGTCACGTTGCAGCCCCAATATATCGCGCTTAAAGAACGCCATCATTTCCTGAGGTGTTTGAGGTAAAGACTCATTTTTAGCCTTATCATCTAACTCCTGGGCGAGCTGCTCGGCGTAGGCTTTTTGGATCTCCTGTTCACGTTTGTGATTGCGAGACGCGGCAGATTCGAGCCTTTGAACAGCCAGCATGGCTTCTTTGATGGTGTCCAGGTCAACCGCAGCATCAGACTCAGGGTTCAACATTTGCTGCTGCATCGCTTTAAAAAGCTGAGTCCTGGCCATTTCAAGTATCAGCTTGGTTACTTCGCCGGTTGGCTTGTCTCCCAGCTCTGCGGTTAGTGCAACCGTTGCAGCGCGTGTCTCGCGCAAGTGCTTTGCAATGGCCTCATGTTTTTGTGCATGCCTGCTCAGGCCCGAGCGGCTGATTATCGCTTCTTCATCTAATCCGGCTTCCAGGATAAGGGCATTAATTGCAATCAAAATATCAGCTTGACTATTGCTGCTGTCGAGTAGCATTTCATCCAGCTTCTTTTTGATTTCGTCCGGCAACTCATCAATTTTGCTGGGCTTACCCCGGCGTACGGTCTCCTTCATTGTTGGCTCCGGGGGCCGGGGCGTTTGATGCCGTGTGCGACAACACGGCCCTTGGCCACATCTAAGCCTGCTTGAGTGATGTCGGCTACCCAGGTGCTCTTAGTCATACGGTTTACCGTGATATAACCGTTTTGCTCCAACCAGTCGAGCTGTGTGTGCAATTGGTCTCGGCTACAACCAATACTATATTTATCGAGTATATCGCCCAGGATACTGCTATTCAGACCGTAATCTGGCGAGTCACTCAATGAGATCAGAATGCTGATCCGCTGGTGCTCTGCCATTAACTCAATCATTGGCATTTCTGGTTCCCCTTAATTCGTTTTCCATTAATAAATCGGTAATGCGCTTCAGGTCTCCCAGTTGAGGCGACAGCACATCTATTTTTCCGCCAACTTCAATCAGGCGTTTATCCAGTTCGTGCAGATCATCAGAACTGGGGAGTTCCTTAACGGTTTGCTCAATGGTGTTTACACGCTTGACCAGATCGTCATGTGCTTTTTTGCGGACAAAGGTAGAAGCGAACCAGGCTAAGGCAGCAGCACCAATTACGGAGCCCCCCAGTGCCAATGCCCATTTCCACCATTCGGTAATGAATAGATCCATCAGGGTTTCCTGTAGTGTTTGGCTTGGGCTTCTTGGCTGGTCTGGCAGTCAACGCACAATTTGCAGCGGTGGATGGCGGCGCGGCGCTCGGATGGAATTTCAACACCGCATTCAAGACAGTGCAGAAAGTCTACGTCCTCGCCCACAAAGTGAGCGCGGTTTTCGTTGAGGGCGCGTTCTAATTCCTGCTCACGGATCACTTGTGCTTTATCTACTATGTCCAACCTCTGGCCCTCCATACGCGCGGCTAGTAAGTGAACTCAGGTAATCGCTGGCCAGTGTGGTAAAGCACCGCTCCGTTACCTGGGCCAGGCGATTGAACCAGCCGTTTAGATTGATCCGCTGTGTGGGGTCGTCCAGGCAAATGCCGGAGTACAACCGGCTGCGTTCTGCCAGTAGCTCAGTGATAAGTTGGCTTGGCATTTTTCCTAGCACCGCCTTTAAGGTCAGTGAACCAAACAAGCCATCAACAGCTGCGTTTACAGTGCTTTGTACCATGCGGGTCATACCATCAACGCCATGCTGAACAGCACCGTCGAGCAGCATTAATGCCAGTCCCGTGGGTAAATGGTCGCATTTCATCGGCTCCCAGTAATCGCGGTAATAAAGGCGCACTGCTTTGGGCAGGTCCAGGTTTCGTATGTCCAGGCGAGGATAGGCTTTTTGGCTAATCCCATACTTAGTAAGGCCACCGTGATCACTAGCATGGTTGTTCAGGCCGCCGTCACGACGAAAAGCCCCTTCATGGTGCAAAATAGTCAGTATGCAGTCGGCGAACTTAGGAGAGTAGTTCGATAAAGCGGCGGCTACGTCTGGCTGCTGCTTTATTCTTTCAAGGTTAGGAAATTGCATTGGGCACTCCGGAAAACAAGGTGTTTGTGACAGAGTGCCGGGTTCATGGCTGAGTGTATTTTAAACTAGATTAAGAAATGCTGAGGATCATTTTTTAAGAACGTTACTAATGTTAGCTTTCGCAATGTATGCATCACTCAGTTCTTTTTCGATTGCTTTGGTACAATGTTTCAAAGACTGTAAGTGCTTTATTCCTTTGTGTAGGCTCTTAATTTTATCGTCTATTGCTTGTTCTGCTTTTAGTTGCTCAGGGGACTTTATACCAAACCATACACCTATCCAATAAAGGAAAAAAACTGTCAGGTTTACCATAACTGGGACACTGATAGATAGCGTTTTGACGAGGCTTGCATCAAAGTGACCATACTGAATCACCGCGATAGCAATTGTGTTTACACCAGTAGCCGCTGCTACAAGCATGGGGTCATTTAGCAGTTTACTCACTGGCGTTTTCCTTTGCTTTTAAGATCGCAGATATCAGCGCCTTTTCATCTTTCAAGGACACTCGAGACATATTTACGACAACACCATTCTCATCGCGGATTTCAAGCTCGATATACTTGGGTGGGAAAAAATAAGCAACTATATGCTTTGCTATAAAAGGTGTCACACGGAACAAGATATATGGTAAGCATAGGAGTGTGCCTACCATAATCGCTAATTCAAAATATGCTTCTGTCTCACTCATCATCAGGAATCATTTTAGAATCTTTGGCTGCTCTGTGCCGCAAGACTTTTGTTAGTTCTCGGAGAACACTAGGAGATTTACCTGATTTGAATGTCGTGATAGTCTTTATCTCAACAACAAATAGGTCGCCCTTGGACAATTTCTTGTTCTCGTTAATTCTAGCAAGAAAGTTTTCATCTCTCATCTTAATTGAGATTGTATCTCCATTAATTAGTTGTGCAGTCCATCCTGTAGGTCCATAAAAGTTAACTTTTACAAAATGAAGCTCTACCTTTGTAATTTCTTCCTTAACTTCTTCTATCATGTATGTTTTCGGAGCTTCGAAATGTTGCAATTCAGATTCGACAAAAGTGCTTATCTCTTTGTCATTTTCATCTTTGATGATTAGCTTGGCGTTTCCTGCTCCATCAAGAGGAGCTTTAACAACTGTTTGTAGATCTTGTCGAAAAGGCTTGTTTACAATGAGTTTAGACACTTCGGGAGTAGCACTGATTTCAGAGCCATCCTCTAGTACAAGCTTTGCGTTATTTTTATCGATCTGAACGACGTGTTTAATTGGTCTTGATTTTAGTTCTTTAAGAGTGTCTAGGATTGTTTTTGCACCTGCTGTGACACCCGCAAACCCTAGAACACTTAAGACATTGATATTATTAGCTGCTAGCCAAGTTACAAACTCAACAACGAATGATCCTTCTGAGTTAGCTTGCACATCTAAATCTAATGTTGAATCTTCACCATTAAGAAACTTATCAGCATTTTTTAAAACACTAGACATTTTTATAATGGCGTTCCCAAGAAGTTCGGCATCAATTGTATGATCTTTTGTTTTGGAAGTGTCATAAGACACCTTGAAAACGTGTTTAGTCTTGTTTGTCATGTATACGTCCTATAAGACGATGTACACATAGCCTGTAGATGTTATGCAATCGTCCATGTTAAATTTCTCGAAACAAAATACATACAAAATTAAATTTATTCAATGCTTCTATTTAGGAAAGAGTCGCCGCTTATTTGTGCGTCCTTAAGTTGCCAGAACGTCTATTTGTTAACATTCAGCGGTTGAGTTTCTCTTAAGCAAAGGGGAGTATGTTTTTTATACCATAGAGCTAGTGCAGTGATTTACCTAAAAAGTTAACGTTGAGGGTATACTTTAGAAAAAGGTTTATGTTACCTTTAGGTTAATGGATTTGTAGCCAGCATTAGCAGTCAGGGATTTGCGTATTGCCTCCCATTAAAATTTTCATGAGACCTAAACAAAGTTTGATTCTTAAACCAGTTTAAAAGTCATTGCTTTCATTCCTGCTATGCTGTGTTTACTTTTTCAAAAGGAGTAAATATATGAAATTAAGAACGTTATCGAATAAAG